ATATGTTTTTTGTATCTGAGGTCATCTGCAATGTCGTAGAGTGTTGCCTGTTCTTTACCTTCAGCTTGACGTAATCCACTACCAATTGATTGTAAGTTTCGGATACGACTCTTAGACGGACTAGCAAATATAATATTATGCAAATTGCGAATATTAATTCCAGTACTAAAAGTTCCAAAACTTGCCACGACAATTGCATCATTTTCAATCTCCATTATTCTCCTAATTTCTTCTCTGTCAGCAGTATCAGTTCCTCCATGAACAAAAAATACCTTTCTGCTGCCTATCTTTTCTGTATTTCTTATGTTATCATACAGGATTTGACCATGTTTGTCAACCATTTGATATAGAACCAAAGTATTTTTTTGTAAGCTAACTGCAAGATTTTTAATAAATTTATTTCTAGATTCGTTAGAAATAAGATATTGTATTTCTTCTTGGTAAGACTTATCTTTCAACTCTAAACATTTTTCATCCGAATGTTTTAATATTAAACATTTAATTTCAAAATCGGATACTTGTTTCTTATCAATCAATTCTCTAGTAGTAATTACTTTGTTTACTGGACCAAATAGACCTTCTAGTACTAACTTGTGTGTTTTTGTTCCGTCCAACGTTCCAGTAAGTCCTATACGGTATTTGGCATTAATACAAGAAGTGAGTATTGTTGTGAGTGATTGTGCTTTGAATAGATGAGCTTCGTCACCTATCACATAATCAAATTGTTGGAAGTATTCTTTAGGCATCTTATACAAAGATTGCCATGTGGAAATTATTAAAGGTTTGCTTGATTCTTTTTCTTTTCCTTGATATACTCTATGCACAGTACCTGGAATAGTGAATTGATATTCTTCTCCTGTTTTGACATAATCCTGAAAGTCGGAGTATAGTTGTTCAACCAAAGATGTGGTTGGAACAATAATTAAACCTTTTAATCCTTGATATTCTAGCAATTGACGGAAAATAAGATAAATGATAAGTGATTTTCCTGATGCTGTAGGAGAAACTAATAATGCTCTACGTTTACGCATTGAATGTACAAATGCTTCTACTTGATGTTCACGAACTTCAATTTTTTTACCATTAGAATGTATATTCATTTCGTGAATAAATTTATTGCCATGATATACCGGATAATCATCATCAACGAGGTTGTGTGAAAATGTATAGTTTCTTTCTTCACAGAATTGTTCAATGTAAGGAAGTAGTCCAATATAAATTTGGTTGTTTCTTAAATCGAACAGACGGATTTTACCGTCCCAAATTTTATTTTTATAGGCAGGTACAAACGTATAACCAGGAACAAAGAACGTGAAAAACTCCGATAACTCTTTAGCTAAATGTTTTTCACATTCAACTTTTAAGTATACCTCATTAACTTTGGAAATAATTATATGTTCAGTCATTTACTTCAATCCACGTAAAATCACCTAGATATTTAACCTTACTAATGTATTCATAATTTTTTGGTTTTCCTGAACACCATTCGTCAGGTCCATTGTGTGTTAACCGAGTTTCTTGTTTGATTGTATCAAATACCAACCAATATGTTTGGCCATGAGATACTTGAAACTCATATTTAGCTGCATGTACGGCATCTGTAATTTCTAATCTTCTTTTTAAATCAGATGCTTGTTTTTGTAATACTTCAACCAATTGTATAATACGGTTATATTCTTGTTGCCCATGCATACGAGCAATATTAACCATAATATCTTTTTGTTTTTCTACAGGTATTAAATCAAATTTAGGACCACCAACTTCGGTTGGATATGGCGTAACATTTTTATTAAAAAAAGCAATGAGCTCGTTACCTACATTAGCATCGTAACTATTTTTACCTTTTGCAATATTTGATTTATTGTCCACCTATGAATTTTTCCCATGATATAAAGTCACGCAATTGCCATGTTCTTTGTTTTAATTCATTCATAATAGATTCCACTACCGAAACACATTCTTCATGGTATACTTTTTTCTCCAACATTTTAATTAAATCTTCATCTGCTTCCAAATAAGCATTCACATCCGATTTAAGAACAAACTGAAATGGCTCCCATCCGTGCATCAACAGTTCTTCTTTACTTAGACGGCCTCCATAATAATCAATTTTAACTTTACGCATACGTAAGTAATCAAAGTGTGCCTTTTTTGAGGCAATTTTATGCTTAGTTAAAATGGAAAGGTATTTGTTGTGTAGTTTAGGAATTTTTAACAGTTCTTTACCAGGTTCTGTCTGGTCTATTTCTGCATCTATTTTCCATGTTTCTAATATTGATTCTAAGTTATTAATCATAATATGTTCAAAAAGTTAACATCAAATTTACATTATAACACAAACAATGTTACAATGTCAAGTTTATGTTATAAAAGTAAAATACTCATAATAAAAAGAAGCTGCTGCTATTGACTGTGTATCTGCTGATAGTTTAACATCCAATTCAATATCGGATAAAGAAATTGGAAAGGCATTGTAGAATTGAACTCTTGTAGTTGAATTATTTAAACCAGAATTAATAGTTAATACAAAATCTGAAAAACTGGTATTTTTATCAAAATTCTTTTGATTTTGTATTTCCGATAAACGATTTCTTTCTTCAAAACCTGCAGGAGAAGCCATTGATAAAAACCAATCATATAACTCTTTCCATCCTAAAAGATATTCATCAACCAAAAAAGTCATTTTAAATTCATTATAATTTAATTTTCTTCCAGGTGCTTTAATATCTAGAAACGGTGTGCTTCTAGGTACTTGATTCATACCAACTCCTGGCATATTTGCAGATTGGCAAAAATATTGTACTGTTGGTATTCTAGTAAAAGATACCGTAAATTTTGTAGGTTGTAAAAAATTGGTATTTTCTGGTGTTCTACTTAGTGCTGTCATTCTTTTGTCCAATACCAACAACTAGTGTCGGCAGTTATTTGAAGTTTATCTCTTGTTATATTTAATTCTTCTAAAGCATTAAAAACTCCATTTTCTACCACACGACCTAACATTGGCCAATCGTGTCCTGAAATTAAACCACCAGACCTTAATTTTGGATAATAATTTAAAATATCTTTATATACTTGTTCTGTGGTATGTAATCCATCAATAAAAACAAAATCAAGTTCATTATCCGCAATATCATTTACTGCATCATCTGATGTTTTTTCAATAAAAACAATTTTTTCATTATAATCAGGTTCACTAATATTTTTTAAAAAAAATTGTTTTGCTAATTGTAAATTTATAGTACCATCAAAAGGATCAATTGTATACATTTTTTTAATTGCATGTACATTATCTAAAATGTAAATCGTACTTACTCCAATAGAAGCTCCAATTTCGCAACCGGTTATATTATCACCTAACTTAGAAATTTCTTGTTGTAGTGGTTGAATTGATAACCATTCTTTAGGCGGGGGCCATTTACCTTGTGTTTTTGAAATTGAAAAAGGAATATCTCTATTTTCTTCCCAAGCCATAATCATCTCCTAATCAACTATTCAAGTATTTATATGTTAAAAAAAAGACCACCCGAAGGTGGTCTTTGAAATATCACTCTACGGTGATTTTATATTACATTAAGTTCTTAACGCCAAATAAACGATAGTACACATTAGAACGGGAAGTTAATGCACCGTTACCAGCTGTGAGACCTTGTGCAAATGGGTTAGCAACCATACCGTAACGAGTTTTGAAACCAATCTTAGGATGGAATGTAAACTGGTCAACAGCACGAACCATTTGGAGAGGAACGTATGGGCAATAGAACAAACCAGCATCGTATGGTGAAGAACCTTTGTAACCAACTGTTACTAATTCTTGGTTAGAAGTATAACCACCAAAGTATGGGTCGATGTACACTTTGATACGGCCATGTAACATACCAGCAAATGTATTACCAGTATCATCTACTTGCAAGTCAGATTGTAATGCAGGTGTGTAAGACAATACACCAGCCATTGCCATTGCTGAAGCAACGTCAGAAGAAACGATTAACACATTACCTTTACCTCTACGAGTTTGTTTTGCAATAACGTTAGCATCACGTTCAATTTGGAAAATCAAACCTTTGAAACGCTCAACAGACCAACGACCGTTAGAGTCTGTATCTAAGTCAAAGTAACCAGCAGTAGTTGTACCATACTGAGCACCACCAACAGCAGTGTTATAGATTGTACGAATAACTTCACGGTTAATTTCAGCAAGAATTTCAGTAGAAAGAATATTTGATAATTCTGTCTCAGCGTCAAGACCATGAATTGCTTTTAAGTCTTGTGCGAGTTCTAATGAATATTCAGCCTTTAGAGCACGTGATTGAGCAGTTACAGTAACTTTCTCAATTGAAAATGCCATCTGTTGGAATGCTGAATTGCTATCAGAACCTAAAAATTCAGCAGTCGCTGTAGGAATTGCAATACCAGAAGTTGTATTAGCAGTAACTTGGTTTTGGAAGTTAGTACCTGTATCAGTTGCAGTAGTACCTGTGAAACCGTATGGGTTTGCAGCAGAACCAGTACCAGAGAACATTGTGTTTGCTTCGTTGTAGAAAGCTTCACCGCCTGCTTGACCTGTATAACGAGCACGCATTGCAAAAATCAAACCAGTAGGACCAGTCATTGGTTGTACACCAGCAACGTCATAAGCGATTAGATTTGGTAATGCACGGCGAACTAAACTAATTAAGATTGGGTCAAAGTTAGTGATACCAGCACCAGTAACGTTTGTAGGACCTAAATCAGCAGTTTCGTTTAAAGCCATACGGTCTTGACGCATAGCTTGTTCTTGGTTTTCCAAAACAAGTGCTGTAACAGCTTTCTTGTATGGGTCTTTAATGGCTTCTAGTTCTGGATGATTCAGAACTGGATTCCATTTATCTTGGAGTTGTTCAGTCATATACATTGTTGTTTTCCTTTTTGGTATATTTGTTCGGTAAAGTTTATTTATACTTTTACTTATTCACAGTTTGTGAAATTGCTTTTGTATAAACATCCATAGGGTTTGAAGATGAAGATTGTTTCTTTTCTTCAATTACTTCAATTCCTTCGCTTAAAGCAGACTTGGATGCAACAACAATCTCAGCTTTGAAATATGATTCTTTCAAAACATCCAATTTGTCGGCAAATTCTTCTTCAGTAGTAAATTCAATACCTTCTGCAAGTGATTTTAATTTTTCTACTTGTGTCTGCGTTAGGCCTTCACACGCTGTGTAGATAGCCTCAATTTTTTTCTGTTCGTTTAACTCTTTGGTTAACTCAATACTCTTATTAATTTGTTCGTTTAAAGCGGCTTCAGTTTCTTCTAACTTGTTTGCCAATTCTTCAACAACATCTACTTTTTCTGTTGGAATATCAATGTAGTGTTCTACAAACAAATCTTTTAATCCTTCAATGAAACCTTCAGCAATTTCAGCACGTAATCCACTTTCAATTGCTAATTGATTATCTTTCATCCATTCTTCTACCATATAATTAAGGTAGTCATCAACCTTAGAAGCTAATTCATTTTTAACTTCTTCAATAGCGATTTCAAACTGTTCTACCAATTCTTGTTCAATTTCTTCAATAATTGGAGTTGCACGAGCAACTACGGCAGCTTCAAAAATTGTAGCTGCTTTTAATTTGAATTCTTCAGAAAGTTCTTCGCCTTGTAATAGAGCATCTACATCTTCACCATAAGATTGAAATGTAGCTCCTGGATTTGCTTGCATCATTTGTGGTGCAAGTTTGCCCATGATACGGTCACGAATTGCTTCGTATGGAGTTGCATCTGATTTAGCTGGAGTAGCAATATCAGAACGACCCATTGTTTCTTGTGGACCAGATAATTTAGTAATACCTACACCATCTTTTTCTGAACCGATAGGAGGTGTTGCACCTGGAGGAGTTGCTGATGGAGTACCTTTTGTATAATCAGGTAAAGAGTCTGTTAAAGAACGCTCCGGTGATTGACCAATTTCACCTGCATCGTGTGTACCATATGCAGTTTTGGCATCTAGTTTGTCTTTACCAACTTCACCGTGAGGAGCTTTTTCTCCACCACGTTGAAACATTTTAGCTTTGATATTGCTATCAAATGTTGATTTAGAATCTTCGCCTAACAAAATGTTTTTAGCGGCGTCAGATAGATTGTATTTTCCCATTTTGAAAATCTCCTTGATTTATTGGATATATTTATATTTAAAGTTTTTTCATGAAGTTTTCAAATATGCGTAGACTTACTTTTTCGATATCTTTTTGTGAAGCTTGACGAATTTCTCTTTTAGCTTCCTCAACATATTGTTCGGTCCAAACACCATTGACTAACATCCATTCTTTACCTTCCATAATACCTTGTACAAAAGCACCAGGTGCAGAAGGGTCTGCTACAATATCTGCCGCTGTGGCTAGATAAAAATCGGG